ACCCTGGCCTCGAAAAATCGCTGGTGCGATTCGGCGCAGAAACGTTCGGGTAGCAAGGAAGCCAGCGTCTCAGCTCTCAGACCCCCCTTTGCACTTCCCCCCTTGGAGGCTGTTGTGATTCCCACGCTCCTCCGGCACCTGTCGTCCTGTTCTGACCCGAAGCCTCCTGTGCGTGACGCTGAGTCCGCCGGCGTCGTCGTGTGGAAGTGCGCGTGCGGCGCGGTCGCCTCGTCTCCTCGGAGTGCGTGATGGCTTCCCCTAAGGCACGCCCTGTCGCGCTGAAACTGCTCGAGGGTCGCGGTCACGGTCGGGACTCTGGCGGGCGCAAGGTTGCCGAGACTCCACTGTTCAAGCGAGTGCCGCCTGAGGCTCCTGAGTGGTTGCCGACCGAGGCTCGCGCCGAGTGGGACCGTGTGGTCCCTGAGTTGGCGCGTCTCGAGTTGACGAAGCCGGTTGACCGTGCCGCTCTGACGGCATACGTGCTGACGTGGCAGCGGCTGGTGGATGCGTCGAAGCTCATCGCTGAGCATCCGGATGTCACCTACGTCGTGAAGGACCTCAAGGGCGAGGGTGTCGAGACCGACTCGATGGTCGGCTATGGGTTATTGGGTTACAACTCCCAGGGCATCGTCCGGGCGCCGTGGGTCGCGATCATCGAGGCGGCATCCAAAGACCTGAGGGCATGGTGCGCCGAGTTTGGATTCACGCCTTCCGCTGAGGCGAAGCTGAGTGTGCAGGAGGCCGATCATGGCGAAGAGGACATCTTCTCCGGCTGACCTGAAGCTCTCGCCCGAGGTCGAGAACTACCTGCTTACGCGTCACATCCCATTGCCGGACTGTCCACCCCGGATCAAGACGCCTGAACCGCGCAACGTCCGCGGCGCCGTATTCGACGGTGCCCGGGTCGACCGTGTGCTCAGGGCGTTCTCACTGCTGCGGCACACCCAAGGCCAGTGGGCGGGCAAGGCGCTGAAGCCCGACCCGTGGCAGATCGCCTACATCCTCGCGCCGGTGTTCGGGTGGGTGAAGTGGGACAAGGACTCCGACTCCTACGCCCGGATCATCCGGTCACTGTTCGTTGACGTGCCTCGTAAGAATGGCAAGTCGACGCTGTTCGGTGGCCTCGAGCTCTACATGCTGGCCGCCGATGGCGAGCCGGGCGCCCAGGTCGTCACCGCTGCCACGTCGCTGCGGCAGGCCGGGTTCATCTTCACTCCGATCAAGACCCTGGCCGAGAAGTCGCCCGCTCTGAAGCGGCACGTCAAGGTCGTCGGCTCGAAGATCCTGCACCCGAAGTCCGGTTCGTACATCGAGGTCGTGTCGAGCGTCGCTGATGCGCAGATGGGCGCCAACGTCCACTTTGGCGGCATCGACGAGCTCCACGTCCACAAGACCCCCGACCTTGTCGAGGCGATCGAGACTGGCACCGGTGCGCGTCGTCAGCCGCTGATCGGGATCATCACGACGGCCGACTCGGGCAAGAAGAACACGATCTACTCGCGCAAGCGCGAGTACGTGGAGCAGCTATCGCGCGGTGCGATCAAGGACCCGTCGACTTATGGCGTGGTGTGGGCTGCGGATCCGCTGGCGGACCCGTTCAGCGAGGAGACGCAGCGGTCGGCGAACCCTGGATATGGGATCAGCCCGACCCGCTCATATCTGGCGAACGCAGCGACCCAGGCGAAGGCGTCGCCGGCTGACCTGGCCAAGTACCAGCGCCTGCACCTTGGGTTGCGGACGAAGCAGGAGACGAAGTACCTCGCCCTTGACGTATGGGACCGTAACGGTTCCCTTGTCGATGAGATGAAGCTCGCCGGTCGTGAGGCGTTCGGCGGGCTCGACCTCGCGTCAACCTCGGACTTGTGCGCGCTGGCGTGGGTGTTCCCTGCCAAGTCTGGCTTCGATGCGATCTGGCGGCTCTGGACGCCCGAGGCGAACCTGGCCAACCTGGACAAGCGGACGGCGGGCGCAGCGACGGTATGGGTCCGTGAGGGCTTCCTGACGCTGACACCGGGCAACGTCGCCGACTATGACTTCATCGAAGCGCAGATCAACCTCGACCGGGAGGTCTTCAACGTCCGCGGGATCGCCTATGACCCGTGGAACTCCTCGCAGCTGGTCAACGACCTCGTATCTGATGGGGCGCCGATGGTGAAGACCCGTCAGGGTCTGGTGACGTTGTCGGCGCCGACGAAGGAACTACAGAAGATCCTCCTCTCGGGCACTGAGAAGGCGCCGATGTTCCGGCATGGCGGGAACCCTGCGGTGCGCTGGCAGGCCGATAACTTCGCCGTCAAGATGGACCCTGCCGGGAACGTGAAGCCGGATAAGGCTGTCGCTGCGGACAAGATCGACGCCATCGCCGCGACCATCAACGCGCTCTCGCTCGTCCTGGCCCTGCCTGTGAAGAAGGCCAGCAAGTACGAAACCGAAGACCTCGCGGTCGTCTAGGAAAGGGGTCCTCGTGAATCGTCGTGACCGGCTCCTGCGACAGGTCCACCTTCAGAGGTTCATCGTCACCCTGACCTCAGGGGAGACCTTCGACGGGCTCTTGGCCGACGCGGACGACAACAGCGTGAAGCTCGTCGGCGCGTTCGCCATTGACGAGAAGAGTCGCGAGCAGGTCGACGGCGACCTGTACCTGCCGCGCGCCCGGATCGCCTACATGCAGAACCCAGGAGGCAGGCCGTGATCGTCAGCAACGGCACGACCCTCGACTTCGCACCGCAGGCCCTTGGTGAGACGGTCCCTTCACTGTCCAATGGGTACTTCTATGCCGAGCAGGGCATGCAGTTGTCGGGGCGGTTCGCGGCGTACTCGGCGCTGTACCGGGTGCAGCCGATCGTGTCGACGCTGGTGGACAAGATCGCGAATGCTGCGGCGCGGCTGTCCGTGAAGGTGTGGGATAACACACCGAAAACGGGGAAGGTACAGGACCTGACTTCGGACTTCGCGCGGCTGATGGCCAACCCGTGCACTGTCATGTCACCGTTCGCGTTCTACCGCTGGACAGTATCCACGTATGAAATCTACGGCGAGAGCTTCTGGTACAAGGTTCGTGACCCGAATGGGCCGTCGGTTGAGACAGAGCATGGGACCCGGCTGACCGGCAAGGTCGTCAACGTGCTGCCCATGCACCCGTCGAGGACTGCTGTTCACCGCAGCACGTTCGGCCAGGTGGAGTACATCTTCACGTTGGGTGTGGCTTCGGCGGGGATTCTGCACGCGCCGGCTGAGGATGTGGTCGCGTTCCTGCGGTACAACCCTGACTCGTTGATGCGCGGGCTGTCGAGGTTGGAGCCGTTGCGGACCACGCTACTGAACGAGGATGCGGCGCGCCGAGCTACTGCGTCGTTCTGGAAGCGCGGACTGCGCCCGTCCACAGTGGTGACTCACCCTGGAGAGTTGAAACAGGCTGCGCTGGATCGGTTGAAACTGAACATCGACACGCGTCACTCCGGTGCAGACAACATGGGTGGCTCTCTCGTTCTCGACGAGGGCATGACCATGGCCGTCGTCCAGTTGACTGCGGAGGAGATGCAGTACATCGAGGGCCGGAAGCTGAACATGCAGGAGGGCTGCATGGTCTATGACGTGCCCCCGCCGGTGGTCCACATCCTTGACCACGCGACGTTCAGCAATATCACCGAGCAGATGCGTTCGATGTACCGCGACACGATGACCCCCAGGCTTGAGGATCTGGAGTCCGTCATCGACTTCTCGCTACGTCCGGAGTTCTTCCCGGTTGGTGCCCGCTCTGCGAACTTCGACATGACCGACGTTCTGCGGGGCGACTACGAGACCCGGGCCGATAAGGCTGTTGTTCTCCGTAACGCAGGGATTTTCACCGGTAACGAGAGTCGTGAACTCGTGGGCCTCGCGCTGAGCACCGATCCTCAGATGGACAAGCTGTTCGCGAACGCTGCGTTGCAGGAACTCGGCACTCCGATGCGGCGCGTGTCGATCACGGAGTCGGCGAACCCGACCCCGGCCATGCAGGCTGAAGCCGATGCGACCGCAGGCAGCGGTGTCGACGCGTCCGCTGCCGATCCGCTCGCCGCGTCGGCAGGCAAGTCGGTGCGTCGTGGTGGCGCCCGGCCGCCGCGCATGAAGGCGACGACGAAGGACATCCGCGTCGGGCTGGTCGCTGGGCATCAGGCGGAGCTCGATAAGTTCTTCGCCCGCCAACACGTGTCGGTCAAAGCCGCTGTGGGCAAGAAGGCTGCGGGCGCGTTCGACCCGAGCGCGTGGGATGGCGACCTGGCAACCATCATGGGCTCGCTGTCCACGGCGACAGCCAAGGCCATCGGCGCGAAGGTCGCCGCGGACCTTGGCGGGACCTACGACGGCGCGGATATCGCCGACTGGTTGGCTGCGAACTCGAAGGCGACGGCGAAGCGGATCAACGCGACGACGGCCGATCAGATCACGGCAGCACTGGAGAACGCTGCCGCCGATGAGGACCCAGCGGACACGATCGACTCCCTGTTTGGCGGCGAGGTTGCGGCCCGGTCCAATCAGATCGCACTGACTGCTGTTGCGGTGGTCGGCGGGTTGGCGTCGCAGGTCGCTGCACGGCAGTCGGGTGCGAAGACGAAGACGTGGGTTGTCACGTCAGGGAACCCGCGGTCGCTGCACTCTGCGATGGACGGCGAGACGGTTCCGCTCGGCGAGACCTTCAGTAATGGGATGGACGGCCCGGG